GTCATCGAAGAAGTCGTGACCTGTGGTGTTTGGCATACCCACTGACACAGCCTTCTTCATCAGGCCAACCACTTCCTCAAAGTTTTCACCTTGAATCAGGTCGACTGCCTTTTCCAAAGCTTCCTTGAAGGCCTGCTTCTTGCAGAAATCAAGGGTTTTTTCCTTGACGTATGAGATGTCACCTGGATGAGGATTGGCCTTTACACGAACAAGGTAATCTACAACCTGATCACGGAGAATGGTGTCACTGCCTCCTGATAGGTCTTCCTTGACAATAGTGACCAGAAGACCTAGGGTCGGGAAACTCTTGTACTTGTTATAGTAGCTGAAGTATCTATCTGACAAGAACTTCAGGTAATCCACATCAAAGAAACTAGGATTCATCACCTCGACCATTTGAGAGGCCCAGGGTGAATCGCTTAGCATTCCTTGAAAGATCTTTTCTTGAAACTGCTTGCCGAATTTTGAGAACATTTGTGAGTTATCATTCATGAGTTACTGCCTTCACTGAGGTGAAAGTTGAATCAATGTCTATGTTTTTAAGCCCTTCTCTTTGAAGCATTCGTAACAGGTTGATTTTATTTGGTTGGGGTGGAAGTGTTTCGAGCTGGTGTTCCAACCTTTTCACTTGGTCTCCATTGAGCCTGGACACATCCAGGTGCATCAGTTTCCAATTTTTCTTGATGTGATCCTCATTTTTCACAATTTCACCGAAAAGTGCCACATTGGACCCCGTGAGTCGTTCCTTGGCATTTTCAATCAATTGACCTACGCTAATGTGTCGATCTTCCATCAGCTCAGGAAATCTTTTCAACATTGTCCTAAGTCCTGCACCTTTGATGCCAGCTATTGCGTCAGAAGAATCTCCTGCAAAACATCTGACTGTTGTGAGATTTTCAGGATAGACACCAAATTTTTCCTTGACTTCTTGTTTATTGAAAAGTTTTTTCTGATTCAATGACCACTGAGAAACTCTGTTATCGATCAACTGATAGAGATCTTTGTCAGAAGACACAACAACAATGTTTGATTGTGGAAACTTGTATTGACAAATGTACGCAATGACATCATCGGCTTCGGTATCCTTGACATAAAGCTGACTTACCGGAAAGTTTTTCAATGCCTCAATCGTCAAAGTTAATTGTCTGTCATGATTTTCTTTTGTATTTGGAATGTCGTCCTCATAGTACCGATTGAGACTTCGAGGACGACTTCCTCCTTTGTAAGTTCCACCGCTGATCGCAATTCGCTTGTGGTTGCCACCAGACTCCCAGACCACAATTACCTTACTAGGCCTGAAGTGATTGCAAAGTGGGCCGATAGACTTGAGGAATCCCACGAGACCGCCGGCTGGTTCACCGTTTTCGGTCATCGTGGGGTTCGCACAAAAGTGTCTCATAAAACAGTTGAGCCCATCAAAAATGAGAATAGGCCTGCCCTGCGAGGTCATGCATCACCCCTCGAGGCTTTCAAGTGCTTCATTACCGGCTTCTGCCAGGGTAATGATTTCCTCGTATGACTCTTCGTCGACATCAACACCAGACTGTGTAAATAGCGTCCTCGTCATGGCTCGATCAAACAAAGGATCAACCCATTGAGCATCTTCCTTCAAAACATCCTTAAAATCTGTCTTGTGGAACTTACGCTGATGAACGAGTTCTCCTGTTGTGGCATCCACTACGCTTAGGGTCTTCCAGCCACCGGTGCCTTCGATCTTCAGAAGCTTGCCATCCTTTTCCAAGGCGCCCAGGTCATCGCAGGATTCACGAACCACATCGAACATCTGTTCGTGTTCCACGATACCTTTACCAAAGTGAATCTCAAAGTTACAGGAACGGAATGGCGGTGCAACCTTGTTCTTGATGGTCTTGGCTGAAACGTGAATACCGATGACATTGTCCTTGGCATCCTTGATCTGCTGTCCTGCACCGAGCTTGATTCGAACAGAAGCGTGGAACGGAATTGCGCGGCCGCCAGGAACTGAGGTAGGATCACCGTGCATTACACCGATTGCTGTACGAATCTGATTAAGACAGATCAGTAGAACATTCTGGTTTGCAATGACACCGGTAATCTTGCGCATTCCCTTGGAAATTGCACGAGCCTGAAGACCGATGGAGTCCTTATCGTAATCACCAAGGAGTTCTGCCTTCGGTGAAGATGCGGCAACTGAGTCCCAGATGATGGTGACAGGCACATCCTTGTTCATTGCCTTGGCCTTCAAAATAGTGGACTCGGCAATTGACAGAACTTCCTCGGTACAGTGAGTATCAATATAAACGAACCGCTTGGTGATGTCCACACCTAACGCTGCCAAGTTCTCAACAGACGTGGCGTTCTCAGTATCGATGTAGACGACAATGCCTCCCATCTTTTGGGTAGACTTGGCAAACTGGGTTGCGATATGCGACTTACCGATTGATGGCGGACCGAAAATTTCAATGATTCGACCTTCAGGTGCACCACCGTTATTTCGGTTAGCAATGATGTAATCCAACTGACGTGAACCGGATGAGATCCAACGCTTCACGTGTGTGGGTGATAGATCAGTTGATAGGTTGTACGCAATCTTTGATCCGTGTTCCTTGTTCAGGGATGCAATGAGATCTGCAGTAAAATCTTCAACGGTATCTCTTGCCTGGGGTGACGCTGTTGCGTCAAGTTTCTTGCCTCTAGCCATGTTACCTCCTGCGCTTATTGTATTCGATGAGACAGAAAAAGAACAATGTCCGTAGGAACTTTGTTGCTCCTACGGACAAGTTCAATTTCAAATTGACTTACAGGTCGTCCAGCTCAGCGAATGCATCGTCGAGCTTCTTGGTGCTGGAAGCCGGCTTGGTCGGAACCACATCATCGTCATCGTTACTTGCAGAAGGTCCACGGGTGGTGCCGGAAGTTTCGAGCGAGGAGCCTGGGTTGATCCAGTCGTTGAGAATCTTCAGTAACTCGTCATAGGACTTCTCGCTGTAGATGTCATCCAGGTTGGGGACACTGGCCACCCACTCCTTGGCCTTGCTGGGATCCTCATTGAGAGGCGAGGGATTCGGACGGGGTCGGACAGTGGTGTCGGCAAACTGCTTGCCGGACGCCTTCTCACAGGTGACCTTGATGTCGTAGCCCTTCTTCAGGTCCATGATGTCGCCGTAATCGGCATCCAGCATCACGTTGTAGAGGTCCTGCATTACGGTCTTGCCGAACGACCAAATGCGGACACCCTTGTCCTCCTCACCACGAACGATGACGGCACCGAATGCTCGCATCTTGGGGTAGAGCTTCTTGGCCAGTTCGTAGGAATCCTTGTTATCGTCTGCGCGAAGCTTGGTGATCAGCTCCTGGAATGGATCCGGCTTGCCGAACTGGTAGGGAGCCAGGAGGCCAGAGTTGTTTCCAACGCCGTAGTAGAACCAGAGGTCACGAAGACCGCTACCGTCCGAGGACTTTGCCAGGGGGAGGAATCGAACGGTGTAGGTCTTGCCCTCTTCCGGGCGCCACATTACGTTCTTCTTGCTGTTCTTGCCGGAAAGGTCTGCCAACTTCTTACGGATTGCGTCTGCGTTAAATGCCATGATGTTAAATCTCCTTGTGTAGTCAAATCTGCAAATTTTCCTGTTTGGTTTGCCTTCAAATCAAATTGGTAACTTGCTTTTGGTATAGTAAACTGTATGATGTTATTGTTCAAATGTTTGTTTATTTCTTCTTAGCTAACTTGGCATTGCCGTAAGCTTTGCCAGCAACTTTGTATGCTGGTTGACGCTTTTGGCCTGGAGGTTTCATGCCTAGCGGAAGAGTGTAACCAGCAATTGCCGGTCCAGCTCCACCAGTTCCTCCTACAGTAGACTGCTCAAACTTTTCTTTGGCGTCGGCTTCATCGGCTGAAAAATCAGGTTCTACAAGAAGATCGTCTTCCCTGTCGGGGATGTGTGCTTCTTCTTCACTGTTGTCTTTGGCCTCTAAAAGAGATGCTAAAATAAATTGTCTAAGAAGTTTCTGCATGCGTTTAAGTATCTAGAAAAGGCGACAGGTGACAAGATTTCTCCTGCCACCTGTCAAAATGAAAGCTGAATTACTTCTTTGCCTTCTTCTTTGCGGCCTCGGCCTTTGCCTTCTTCTCAGCGGCTTCCTTTGCCTTCTTCTCAGCCTGCTCCTTAGCCTTCTTCTTTGCGGCCTCGTCCTTGGCCTTCTTCATTGCTGCTTCCTTATCTGCTGGCATATTGTCCTCCTACTAGTAGTTTATAGTTGCCAATCAATCTCACTCAGCTTTTGGCACCCGCCTTAAGCTCATTGTCCGCTAGACACTTGCAGGCCTGCATCATGTGTGACAGAACGTGTCCGTCCCTAGCGTAAAAGCGGTTCTCCTCATTGTGAGGACCACTCGATGTAAGTATCGCAATCCACTCGTTCGTATCCAACTTCAGACCAAATTTTGCGATAAAATACAGTGTCCTGTGAACAAATGCCATCTTTTCGCACTTGTCATTGTATTTGTAGTTCTGGCCTAGCTTCTCCACGTGCCAGGAAGAATCCTGTGGAATGAACTGGTCGTTCTCATCATCACCTAACTTGCCAAGTTCGTGGACCAACGCCACCCGGACAAGCGACTTGTGATCCACCACTTCAGCAAACATCTTGGTCTTCTTAGCCACTCGAAGGGCATAGTCAACCAATCCTCCGGCGTAACCGCCTTCAGGAGTAGTTTGTCCTCGTGGGGCAACAGCCAGGCGTGTTCCTAGTGCAGAATCAATCTCTGTGGCATTGTACTCTTCAAAGTACTTGCCAATCAACCCAATGTACTTTTGGTAACTTTCAATGATTTGTTCGTCGGTTTTCATAAGATGAATGTATTAAAACCAACTGCGTTGTTCAATTCATCTGGTTCTAATTGTTATTGCAGTATCATTTTTTGACACAGTTGAAATTGTCAAAGGTTTTTTGATCTTCAGCATACCTGCGTTATAGGCACCGATGAGCGTCAAGTGAATGTACACTGTTGCATTTCTTGCAGAAATTCCTGCACCTGAAGCAATGTCCTTGTCAGACGTCGACAACCTGATAGGAACGACAATAGAATCATCGCTAGATGAAGGATTTCCATAAAGGGCGGACATAAGAGGC